ATTATGGTCTTGCTAAACAGATTGCGGGCAGATCGCTCGATCAATATACTGGTCAGCAAGTAGCTGATACTTCTTCTTTAACTAATCAAGCGAACAGTTTGATTAAGTCAAATGTTGGCTCCACAACTGGACTGACTAACAAAGCAACTGGGATGTTGGATCAGTCGGCCACTACGCTTGGTCAAACTCAACCCTTATACGATAAAGCTACTGGTTCGTATGACGCGGCTGGTAAGCTTCAAAATGAAGCAGCCGACATTTATCGAGGAACTACCGGTGCGTTGGACGTTAATAAATATCTTAACCCCTACACCGACGAGGTGGAAACTAATGCCATTCGCAATGCCAATGAATCATTGGCCGAACAATTACTTGGTGTAGAAACTGCGGCTAATGCTAAGGCTGGATTTGGGGGATCTCGCGGCGCGATTGAAAGTGCAGTTACACGAGCAAAGGGCACTAGAAGTATTGGTGATTTGTCAGCTGAACTTCGTAAGGCTGGCATTGATTACGCTACAGAAACTGGACTAAAAGATAGGGCTGGCATTCAAGCGGGCGCGAGTGGAATGTTAAGCGCTGCCACTGGGTTAGGAAACACTGGCGCGGGTTATTTGAGCACAGCAAGTGGCCTTCGTGACACTGCAACTGGATACCAAAATGCCGCTACTGGGTACAATAGCACGGCGGCGACTCAATTAGCAGGAGAGCAACAAGACGTAAGTAATCTTATGGCAGCGGGACAACAAGATCAAGCGCAGCAACAGAAAGTTATTGATGCTGCGATGAAACAGTTTTATGAAAAGCGCGACTATCCCATTGAGGGACTTAATACGCGCCTAGCGGCACTCGGGATGTCGCCTTATGGCCGAACTGAAACAACTAATAAAACATCGACTGCCGAGGATAAGGGAACGGATTGGGCTACTGTTGGTTTGGGTGCTCTTAAGACACTTCCTGCTATTGCTGCTATGTCTGACCGGTCTACTAAGACAGACATCGAAAAGGTCGATGATTCCGGCCCGGTTCCGATGTACGCTTATCGTTACAAGGGTGACCCCAAGACGTATCCGAAAGTAGTAGGCCCAATGGCACAAGATGTTGAGAAAATTATGCCTAAGGCTGTCGGTCGTGTTGGTAAAAAGAAAGTTATAAATCTGAGTAATGTGATGGAGGCATTGAGATAATATGCCTGAAATTAACCCGCGCATCAAGGCAGCTATTGATGCTCATGCTCCTCCGCATATGCGAGATTATTTGTATCGTATGGTTGCTAAAGAGAGCGCCTCTGGTACCGGCATTTCGTCGACTGGCGCCGCTGGTCCGCTTCAATTTACGCGTGGAACTGGTAAGCGATACGGACTGATTGGCCCCCAAGGCGATATGCGAATGGACCCTGCTGCCAGTATTCAAGCAGGAGTGAAGCTAACTACAGATAACATCAATGCTCTCCGCAAACGGCTCGGGCGCGAACCAACTCAAGGTGAATGGGCATTAGCACACCAACAGGGCGCTGGAACTGCTGCAAATATGCTTACTGGCGCGGGTAATGCTTCAGTACAAAATTTAGCGGTGAACAACGTGAACCCAAATCTCCCTCCCCAGGCAGCGGCACAGAAGATTATGAACTACTACGGATTTGGCGGTGCTCCGGGGGTAACTATTAATTCAAATACTGGGATGTTTAATCCGAATGCTCCTGGAGCATTTACTACTGGTCCGGAAGGCGCCCCGTCACTTGCAGGGTTTGTTCCTCCACCTGGCGGAACTACGCTAACCACTGCTCCTGCAGATATTGCTTCTGCTGCCGGAACTGAACCGGCTAGTTTCGCTCAGCGCGCACTTGGTACTGATTTGCAGGGTGGAAAAGATACCCCATTCGCTAAGTCTCTTGAGGGGTTGGACACTATAGCGAAGGGTGTGTCGAACAAGATCGATCCTCGTGTTGCCGAGGCTCAAGCTATTATTTCGCCTAGCTCTGGTGGCGCAGTTGATCAACGAATTGCTGCTGGACAGCCATTGGCGCAGAGCATGCTTACTCAGATGATTCAAGCCATGCAGCAAAGGCGCGGCAGATGAGAATCGATGATCTGATCCTCGCACTTCAGCGCGGCGGCAATTCAAATGATGCTATAATGGCGGCTGCCCAAGCGCCTGCTCCGGGTGGAGGCACAATGCCACCCGTGCAGCCGACGGGTGATGATGCCGCGCCCCTGCCGACTGCTGCGCCAGTGCCCGCTCCGGCCGTCCCGACGCCCCAGCCGCGTCCACCCGCTGCTCCTGCCGCGCCCCCGACGCCGGTCACCAATCCATTGCCCGCCGAGGGAACTCCGCGGATGATGAAGTCGCCGCCCGACTTGTCTAATATGTATCTTCAATTGATTAGGGACAATCAGAACGCCGCGCGATTGGACTCTGGCCTTTCGACTATAGCAGCTGGCTTCTCCAAATATCCAGAGAACCGCGCCGCACTTTTATCCGGATCATTCAACAAATCTGGGCAGCAAAACATAACCTCCGAGGACATAGTTAAATTACAGGGATTACATCTCAAGAATCAGGCTTTGCAAATTCGACAGGCCGCGAAAGTTGGCCTTATGAAACAGTATGGGTTAAGTCGCGACACAGTTGATTATCTTGATGCTTCGGATAAGCTCGACGAGGTGATCAAAGCCAAGAATACTGGTACCTTGGTTCAGGTAGAAAATAAAGAAACCGGCGACGTTCACATGGTGGACAACGCCACCGGTAGGACGATTTCAACAATTAAAGGAGGCCTTGCGCCTACTGAAGACAAAAAGGCGTTGGATGCGGTTAATGCGGGACGCGTCGCTGCTGGTCAACCTCCAGTTTCGATGGAAGACTACATCAAAACTATTAAGCGAGATGAAAAAGCAGCGCCGAATGCTACGGATGAGGCTGCTTTGGCTTCCGTTAATGAAGGACGCGTTGCGAGGGGATTGCCTCCTATCGATATGGAGACGTATATTACCTCGGTTAAGCGCGATCCGCGTCAAGCTGCAAATGAGGCTGATACGTTAAATCTGGCTGCGATCAACAAGGAGCGTCCGGCTGATAAACAAATGACGATGGAGTATTATCTTAAGAACATCAAGCGGACGGGCACGACTGTCAACGTCGGGCCACAAGGTGAGAAAATCGGAGATCCCGAAAAGGGATTCGTATGGAAGCGCAACGAAGACGGTACAGTTTGGATCAACCCGGATACTAAACTACCGGAACAAGTCGCGGTTGCGGGTTCGAAGGGACCGTCCGAGCTTAGGTCTTCAGTGGCAGGCGCAACTACGGATGAATTAAAGGTTAAAGAAACTGAAGAAAAGAAACGAAAAGCTGAAACGATGAAAATATTTACTGAGAGTAACATTGGTAAGGCTGTTGACACTGCTCTCAATAATGTGGGCAATTGGGGCGTGGTTGGTTTAGGCTCTGAAGTTTCTAGAGATAGACTGATGCCGAAAGGTAGGACTACGGATATTTATGACAGCGCCATTTCTACTATCACTGCTAACACAGTGGTGGAAACTTTGCAGAGAATGCGTGAAGGTTCGCCTACCGGTGGCGCTCTCGGTAACGTTACTGATTTCGAAAACAAAATGCTAAGGGATATTACTGCTTCCCTTGCTACTGCGGTGGATAAGGAAACTGCCACGGCGAACCTAATCCGGATAAAGGCGGCTACTATTGTTATGAACCATCAACGATATGACGATAAATCTGAGCCTCGAGAAAAAGTTAAGGCTAGGTTTGATGCCGATCTCGCCGCTATGGTTAGGGATTTGACTGAAGAACACATGAACAAAGAAGCTGCAGGTGGAAAGACAAAGTTCAAAAATATTAGGCGGATCGACTAGAGGTGCCCAATGGGTAAGTTTCAGATTAAAACAAGTAACGGTACTTACGAAGTGGAGGCTGACTCTCATGATCAGGCTGTTAAAGACTTGTCTGGATTTCGTCAGCAAGAGATGAATCAAAAATTTGTTCAACAGGCCAACGAAGCGCCATATTGGGCGCATCCATTTATGGCAGCTGGAGATATGGGTCGAGTGGCGCAAGACGTACTTACGCAAGGTCTCGCAGCCAAGGGGTGGGACACCTTGCTTGGAACTGAAGGCGACCAGCAACGGAAAACAGAAGCTTCTAAACATAGAATGGGATTCGCTGGCCGGATGGGCGAGGCAGCTCTTGTCGCTGGGGCGGTACCTTCTCTCGCGGGTAAAGTAGTTAGAACTGTTGGAGGTGGACCAGCTATTCGTAATACTGTCGGCGCAATCACGGGTGCCGCTGAAGGTGGTACTTTAGGTACTATAAACGCTGCCGCGCACGATCAAGATCCCGCTAAAGGTGGTATGATTGGCGGCATTTCGGGCATCCTTGGCCCTACTATCGGCGGCGTAGTAAATAAAGGCGCTCAGACAGTAAGCAGAATGTTTACTGGAAACCCCAAACCGCTGCCTCAATACAACGTTAGATCATTGCCGGATAAACCTTCTAAACTGCAAGAAATACAACATGCCAATACTAAGGCAGAGCAGGCAGCGCGAACTGCTAAGGATCCGTTGCAAGAACAAACCGCGTATCAAAATGCATTTAAAGGGATTGACACAACAAGATTTAACCCAGAGGAAAGAGCATTATTAAATAAAATTGTGTCGGGTGACTTAGGTACTCGAGGATCTGGAAAGATGGGCAATTATGTAAGCGATAAGATGATTGCATTGGGGGCTGGCTTTGGCGCTGGTGCGGGACCAGAAGCTGCTGCTACGTTTGCGGGAATGTTGACTGCTGGGAATTTATTGAAAAGGGGTTCGCTTCAGGGCACTAAAGAAGCAGTGGATCAGCTACGTCGAACGCAGTACCCGAATTATCCAGCATTCAATCCGCCGGTTACGCCCGAAATTAAAGGTAGGACCGGCAACATACTTCGTCAGCTGGGCCTCGAATATCGGCAATCACCAGAAGATAGTCCTATCTTACCCCAATACTGGAATAGATGATGGACCCTAAACAAGCGGCCCTTAATAAACAATACCAAGATCAATTTGCTCAAATGCCGTGGTGGAAGAAACTTCCAACTGCGGGTATGGATTTGACTCGTACTCTGCAAGATGATGTTACTTTCGGCCTCGCTGACCAGTGGATGAGCAAGCTTACTGGCCGCGACGAGACAGCTATTACCAAGGCCGTTCGCAGCCGAATGGGACACGCCGATATTCCTGGCGCATTTGGCGTGGGGATGGCCACACCTTCCGGTGTGCCAAATTTAGTGGCAAGGATTGGTGGTGGTTCTGCTATGCGCCACATTACTGGGTTATTGGGTGGGGCGGCTGAAGGCGCAGTTCAAGGCGCGGCCTCCGCCATTGGTCACGGCGAGGATGTGAAGCAAGGGGCTGCTTTCGGCGCGGCGGCTGCTCCTGCCGCTCACGCAATCATAGGTCCTCTCAGCGCCGCAACCAATAAAGCAGCAAAGTGGTGGAAAGGGGCCGATGATACACTTCCACCTCCTCATATTGGCAATGTAAAGGGATACGAAGATCACAAAATACCGCCGGGACATACAGATGATTTTTATCAATCGCGCGATTTTTGGGAGAACGAAGCATTGATGAAACCTGGCGATCCGAGATTACACACTCCTAAAGAAGTAGAAGCGATGCCTAAATTTTGGGAACCACCTGAGTTTACTACTGTAACTCCCAAGTCTCAAATAGAAGATGCCGCTTGGACAGCTGAACAATTTGGCGGCAAACCAGTACATTATTTAGAATCATTTGATGACGCCGCTAATTTTTTGAAACGAACTGGTGATTGGGAAAAAGCAACTCCATACGAAAGAAATTTGTTTGAGAACATCTTTATACCAGAAGCTGGCGATCTTATTCCACATGCTGCGGCTGATGCTTTAAGTTACTCAATGCATCCCATAAAACAAAATTTAGGAATTCCTTTAGACACTAAAATTATGCCATCCATTGACAAATTAACAAACAATATGGTTGAACAATCTTTAATGGAAAAAGTGGCTGAAGCTCGTCGCTACGCCACCGACATCCCCGCATTCCAGGGACCTATTTCGCCCATCATGCAAGGCAGAGCATCTAAGGGGATGCGGCGGGGTTTGTTGTCCGCGCAGGAGAATGAAGAGAATTTCTAAAGTGCGCGAATACCGCTTGCACTATGCTCTCCTTCGCCTGGAGCGCCGCTGTGATTTTTCGATCTAGCGGAGTTCCCCACAGATCAACGTAGAGACAACTAAGCGTCTGCCCGTGTCGATGAATACGGTCCTCGACTTGACTTCGGTCATCAAGGGAGTAGGAATTTTCTGCAAATACCATTGTACTGCATTTGTCGATGATATCGTCCCCGCCGAGGAGAGTGTGCCCGTACTTCCCAGCCCGGATTTGGACCAGCATGATACGACAAGCAGGGCTGCCATTGAATTTGTCCTTTTGCATTTTGATTTCTTCTGGCGTCATTCCGCCAGTGATGAAGGCAGGATCGTATTCAGCGAGGACGCGCATCAATAGCTTATAGGTGTACCGATGAACATAGGGAACAATTACCTTACCATCGGTTTCTTCGATTATATCCTTGACCAATAAAAACCGGGGATTATCTTCCGGAGGCACCAACTCCTCGATGGTCTCATCTTCTTTAATGATGAATCCGGATTGGATTTGGGCCAGCTTGATGTACTTGGTGATGAAGGCATCGACGGCGACGTTTTCATTGTCGTTGAGCCAAACCACGAAATCGTCTTCCATATTCTTGTACATCTTGTACAACTGGGGAGTAAGATTGTACTGCCGCGAAGTGTACATCTTTTCGGGGAGATCAGTCCAATCCTTCTTCGAAGCCCGAAACACGTACTTGTCGATGGTCGCCGCCAACAATTCTTCGTTTTGTGCTCCTACTACTTTCTTACCTTTGAACCCTCCCATTCGGCAGAAAGTAGTTTTGAAAGGATAAAACCGACTAGTAACCGCCCCGATCAACTTCATCTGCGCCCACAAGTCATGCGGACCCTGCGTCATCGGTTTCCCGGAGAGCAGCCGCTTATATCTGAATTTGGGGGCTAGATTTAACGCTGCCTTGGTTTGTTGACTATCATGTGTTTTGATCTGCACTGATTCGTCCATGACGAGCATGGCAGGCATTCGACCAATAAATCGGGCAATATAATCCTGAGCATGCGACCGGCGAATTGCCTCATAATTGATGATAAGGATAGGCGGTTTCGTATATTTGACGCGGAGATATTTTTCATTCTCGTAGTCGGCCCCGGATTCGAAAATATGATGGTGAACATCAATGCCGTGCTTGTTGATCTCCTCTATCCATCCCATCTTGAACGAATTAGGACAAACAACTACCATCCGGGTTGCGTCTTTATTCTTAGTGAGACTCATAAATTCGGTGAGGACGGTCAACGTCTTACCTAATCCCATTTCCATGTAGTAAGCAAAACCAGCTACTCCGTTGCAAGCCTTGAGCGCCTCTTTCTGAACTGCTAATAATCCCACGGTTCCCTCATTTTCAATCCGGTTTGGTCGCGGCGACGCAGGTATATTTCGTGTTGGATATGTTGCTCCATCCTCATCTTCCACGTATCCCCATATATCTCCTCCAACCATTTTACATCATCCTCCAGAAGGTTGAGTGTTACCACCTTGGTCTGCATGTTTTACTCCCTCCAATCTCAATGCAACGTAGGCCAAGAACGCGAAATTCGCTTGGTCCGCCAGTTCGATCAACGAATTTTCGTTGAATTTATCCTTGGCGATCTGGTTCTCAAATTCGATGATCTCTTCGATAAGCAGATCCATAATCTTCTGGAGGCTCTCTTTGGCGGGCGTTTCCTTATGGGCATTTTTGTGTAATTTATACACCATTTTATCAAAGAAATCCTGCAGGAATCTATGGTATTTCCGCAGTGAGTCTGGTACTTGAACTATGATGTTAGTTGACATGTTCACTCCATCATTACGATATCTTTGACGGCTGGGCCGCCGCCGATAATAATTCCAAATTCCTTGCCGGTTTCGTTCCTTAAATAAGTTATATTTTCGATAAAACTATCGTGATCCGCATTCTTTACGTAATCCATATGACTTATGAACACAAAATCAGGGTCGTTGGCGCGACAGGCCTGACTTACTTGCTCTGTTGAAAATGTGGCAACTCGCCGCACCCGCTTCGTCACCGTTGTAATCTCGGGTTCTACCCCCAATTCCTTCCAGTCTATTTCGTACTGATCGTAGTACCAATCGCCACTAGAGTGGCCATCGATATTGCCAACACGAATGGGGTATGACCTAATAGCCAAATAAGTGCGTGCCAGATGTCTAGGAGGAATACGTGCATCGGCTAATCCTTGCATTACGGTACATTCGCGGCTGGTTACTTTCGGATAAAATTCCGAATTGATGCCCAAACTGAATCCTTGGGATACCTCCATGAAATAGGCGTGAACTTCTGGTTTCGGTCGGTGGTTTAAATTCACCACGTTGGTCGCCACATTGCCCAATGATTCGCGGGCGATCGCCTTTGGTTCTCGGCGAATTTTTCGGATTAACGCTTCGCCAGTACCGCTTCTAGTACCCGCAACTTCTGCAATGCTTCCCGTTTCTTCTGCCTTGCGGTCTTCATCGGTGACAATCGTAGCATTCGGGTGCACAAAGATAGGGATATCAGGGTAACGTTCCGCCTCCTCTTTGAGGATGTCGCGGTCGATGATTGCTCCGGCCGAAAGGTATACGGGTAACACCAAGTTATGGACTTGGGACATATAAACACTCGTCGTGGGCAATTGCTTAAGTACCGTTTTCTCTCCGTCGATATAACATGTATGTCCACTGTTTGGCCCTCCGCTATAAATTGATCCGGCGAAATTAAACGTTCCTTGCTTGTTGTAGACCATTTCAGCTAGCCAAGCCGCGAGCGCCCCCTTTCCGGTGGAACCAAATTGACCGTCGACGATACAATGAACCCCTTTGTCAGCGAATAGATTGTTCACGGTTTGTTGTCCTCTCGGTCGGGATGCAACATGGCGGCGAGCGCAGTGTAACCGGCCCCATCCACGAAATTATCCTCCGAATAACCATACACCGAACGGGCCATCTTAAGGATATTCATCATTTGAGCTACGTCGTAGGGACGAAGATGTACGCCGTTGCTGCTCGTGAATGAGTGCTTTATGTAGGTGGTCCACATTTCAGCAATCATAGTAAATGATCGTTCCGTGTGACCGTGTTCTTTAAGCCGCGCGCGAATGGCATCGCCCGCGTCTAGTAGTACTTTTTCGGATACGTCAAGCTTCACAGGTTCCATTATTCCCTCGTGGAGTAGTAGTATTGAACTAGTTGGTCGTGGAAGGATACGTCGCTCGTCGTTATTGAAAAACAATCCCGATAGTTGATGTTTAACGTTGGTTTGTAGAAGTAATAAATGCCGTCGCGCCAGCCAATCATGGTGGGTATAACATGGCCAGCATCAGCGGCTACTTCTCGTATATCTCTTAGTTCAACCAATTGCCTCGGAGTAGGACTGAATGTAGCGCCTTTAAACACTTTAACTTCCGCCGTAAATACTGGTAGACCTTTGGGTATAAGAATGAGATCATAAAGCCCCACAGCGAATTGATCCTCTAAGCGACGGCCATAACCGCCGCTTTCCTTCATGGAGCGAATCATCTTGCGTTTGACGTCGGACTCATTCATGGTGCCTCCGCGATGCCGCCTGACGCTCGTAGATCGGTGTAAGATAATTCATCTATTGCTTTGGAGAGCGCAGCCTGTAGGCGATCGTTCTCAGCCCGCAATTGTCCGATATCCTGACGGCGTTGCGTCGTTAGGCGGTCTAACGCCGCCGTCAGCCGCTCGATCTCGTCGGCGGCCACGGTGGCACAGAGCAACGCATTCTTCTCGACGTAGGCCGGATCGCGCAGCCGCGCCGCGATGTCAGTCATCTATAATCCCCGCTTTACTAGCCCACCACATGGTAACGGTGAAAATGTGATTCCCATTTTCGTCCGCCTCGGTCATTCCGATTAGCTGAGATTTAGGCAGCCATGTCTGTTGTACTTTTCCCATTGTGGGGTGGATTAGGTACGCTCTTGCGGTGGTAGTTTCCACTCTAGCTTCTATGTCTATGGTTGGGTCACCTGACCGATACGGCATTTTACCACATCCCTAGGTTGCTGTCAAGGATTTTTCACTCGTCGAAACGGTCTAACTTGTCCCCGTACGAGGCACGCGCCCAATCATTCCCGCTGCCTAATCCAAACGGGATGGGCACGTTTAATTTCAGCTCATTGGCAACATTTTCAATCGTTTTGGTAAGTTCGTTTGGGCTATGATTCGGATTTCTTTGCCAGAGCAAACTATCGTGGATAGTGAGCAAGATTTGAACATCGCTCGGATAGGCGTCTTCGTATTGACAAGCTCTAAGGAGACATAACTTGAGGTGTTCCCCTCCGACGTTTTGAATGATCCTCGAAACAGCACGATACGAGAATTTAGGGTCAGCGCAATATGCTCGTCTTCCCAGTATAGTTTTGACATACCCTCGCCTTCGAAATACATGGACGGCTTGGTCCTGAAACGCCTTGATGTGAGGAAATGCATCAGTTAGAAATGCGCGATGCGCCTCGCGTGCCCGTTCAACAGGCCAACGCATATGCCCCGCAAGGGTGGGAGGGGACATCATAGTTAACATCCCCATTCCCATTCGCTTAGCGGTTTCCCGCTCTAGACCCAAGACCTGGGAAGCTCTATCGTGAATATCCATTGTCCCGCTTCGATACCCATCGGTGAGCACAGGGTCGCCCGAATAGTGAGTGAAGAGTCTTGGTTCTTGTTGCTTTGCATCTGCCTCTTCAATAACGAATCCTTCGTCTGGCACCACCAAGCGTCTAACAACTCTTCCAACGTCAATATTTCTTTTTGGGAATGCTTGGAGGTTTGGTTCGCTGCACGAGAATCTGACACCTGCGACTCCATAGTCGTCCGATTTGGACTGGTTGAGGATGGGGTGAACCCGCCCATTAACATTGTGGGTGTCAATGAGAGGGGTAATGAAGCTATCCCTGGCTTTTTCCAGTCGCCGGACTGAAAGGATAGCTTGCCCGACGTCGTTAGTTTCCAACCATTTTTCCGTGAACGAAAACGCGCCACTGTCTGTACGCGCAAATTTGTCATCTGTGTATCCGTTCACCCGGTAGAGCTGCTCGACTGCTTTGGGGGACCGGACATTGAACCCCGGTACAAATACTTTGCTAGACTCTGCAATAGCTCCGGTAACATCTCCGATGACCCTACCTGCGTATTCGGGATCGATTTTAAGTCCACGGTTATGTATGCGTGCAACATATGGTAAGAGGTCGCATTCCAGCTGCCAGCTTCGTCGCAGGTCATCCGAATCCAAAACTGCTTGCTGTGCATTCCATAACTCCAAAGTAGTAATACCGTCGCCGGTAGCGTAATCTACCACTGTTTCATGGTCGCCTTCTAGCTTCCAGAATTTGGACATTTGTTTTCGGTCAGGCAGGCCACCGAAACGCCTAGCTAGTTCGGCGTAGAGGGCGTTCCCTAATTTCGGTGTGACGTTGCGTCGCTTGGCACATTCATCTAAGCTGTATCCCTGCGTTATGTCGCAGATGATAGCTTCATTAATCATGGTATCTTCTAGCGGAAGACCCAAAACAATGCCATGCCGCAAACAAATACGAAGATCAAACCCCAAATTATGACCGACCGTCCGGAAGCCCAACCGGGAGCGCTCCTGAAAAGCTCGGGCAATTTCGGTTTCAAAGGATCCGGCATCTGGTATGTTCCCCCCTGCTTCGTGCCGAACCGGCACATAGATGGAATACTCTGAAGAGGTTACTACGTAACCACATATTTTATCCTTGACGGTCAGACCAGTGGTTTCACAATCGAACGCGATTACTGGGCATTCTCTTACCAGCTTAAGAGCTAAACTAGGATCTATACAAGTCACGGGCACGATTTGCTTCCTCTTGTGTGTTAAATTGTCCTAGATATGTGTTGTCAATTTTAGCTACAACATATCCATTTCTTTTATAAGTGCCCCAGTTTGGATTTGGATTTCGTTTGTATTTATCGTACTCATTGTTAGATCTAGAACTCCAATTTAAATGATCGGGGTTAACGCATTTGGTAAAATTACAGTTATGCGCTGCTTCATGCTTCACAGTTGGCGGAGGACCGTATGTTTCTTCACACACTATTCTAGTTACTTGCACTACTTTACCGCGATATAATGCTATTGGGTAGTCATTGTTTGCTCCGCCAGCACAACTACCAAACCATAAGTAGCACCCCGAGTTTGGCTCGGGGCACCACTTGTCTTCATGTCGTTCTAATATGCCCATATTTAGAACGGAATCTCCTCGTCGCGCTTCCCGCCAGCTTTGGTGTTGTCAAACACCGGTTTGTCCGGTGTCTCTTCGCTCTCGTCGCTTGCCATCCAGCCGCCCTTGCCGAACCGTTCGTACAGCTGAGCGCAAGTATCGGCGTGGTCAGAGGTGGCAAATCCCGTCCCGGTGTAGGCGAAATTAAAGTAAGGCCCCTCCGCTCCTTTTTGTTGGACGGACCCAATATTATACACCTGAACGTAGTGGGGAACCGGCTTGCTGTCGATGCGGGATAGCAACTGCTGCATCGGCTTCACGCTGGAGCGGGTGTTGATAATGATCGACGGGGAGAGTTCCGGGAAATCGATCAAATACCACATCATATTGTAGGTTAAGCTCGCCGCCGGGGGTGAATTGTTATCCCCCGGAATGGACGTCCCGAATTGATCCAGTTTG